AGAGGATTGACTATCCTTTTCTAGCTGGAATACATACCAGTACTTTGTCTACCCGCCCGATTTACTCACGATGTCAAACCTTCGTTTTCTGAAATCCCCTTCAAAAGAGAGGAGTTCAAAAGTCAATATAAAGACTCCAGGACCCGTCTCTATCGTCAAGAAAGCCTTCAAGAAATACCTTTCTCCTCAACAATACGAGAAAGTTGTTCATGGCTACAGACGCTCTGATTTCTCCAACGAAGCTTTAATTGCTGACTTCAAACGCTGCGATCTTCCAAAGTTCAAGTTCATATCTACTCCTTCATATGAGAGAGCTCTTAAGCAAACTTCAAAATTGTTTGCCCCTCCTCAGAAGTATAGACCCGTTCATTTTGCTGATGTAAGATACTATCCATTCAATCTCTCGTCAAGTGCAGAAGCGCCTTTCACAACTGAAACGAAATACGCTAAAGTACTACAAGAGGCTAAACAAGATGGAAATATCGACTCTGCAAGGTTAACATTTCATAACTTGTACAATCACGTTTTCGTTCGAAATAGAACGGAGATCCACAAGATCAAGCATGGTCAAGGAAAGGGAACTTCCTTTTTCTACCATACTACAGCGCACGCACGATCCCACATGGTTCAAGCCGAGAAAGAAGATAAGATCAGAATGGTATTTGGCTGTACTAAATTATTATTACAAGCCGAAGCTATGCTATTATGGCCTTACTTTCGATTCCTCCGCGAAGAAACAACTCCAATTGCTTGGGGTTACGAAACCATGAATGGTGGATTACTGCGTCTTGAAAAAGATGTCGCAAATCTTCCTTTTAAAGTAGGAACTATTCTCTGCTTTGATTGGAAAATGTTTGATAAACGTTTACTTTTTTCTGTCATTAATGACGTTCATAAGGAATGGTTTTCCTATATAGAACTCGAAAAAGGATACATCCCAACAGTAACATACCCCGAAAGTTGTTACTCTGATTCTGCAAAAGCTTCGATCAACCCGAAGATTGCGAATCTGTTCAAATGGATGTCCCGAGCGATAAAATTTACTCCAATTCGTCTTCCCGACGGGAGTGAATATTCGTTTACCTTCTGCTCCTTTGCTTCTGGATCTTTACAGACCCAAGTATTGGACTCGTGGGTAAATTCTATAATGTTGCTAACCATTTTGGCTGAAATGGGCATCAATATTGAAGAAGAAGTATGGTTCAAAGTCCTTGGTGACGACTCATATATTGTTCTCAAGACGGTTATCCCGCCTGAGAAATTCCAAGAATTCAAAGAAAGATTCGCTGACTTAGCTCTGCAGATTTTCAACGCTTTATTAAACGTCGATAAGTCTGACATTTACGAGTCAACATATGGATCTAACTTTCTTGGTTACACAAATGTGAATTCCCTCCCCCAACGAGATGAACTACAACTTCTTGCTCAATTATTGTATCCTGAACGCCACTGGGACATCAATCGATTATCCGCTAGAGCAATTGGCATTGCATACGCAAGTATGGGCCAGTCTGAACTAGTTTATATTGTATGTCGCGACGTTTATGAGTTCTGCGTTCAACATGGAGCCTCTCCTGATCCTTTAGGTTCAAGATTTCTCCAATATGTGAACATCTTTTCGGACCCAATTGACTTTTCGTCATTTCCATCAAAAGATGAACTCAGTGCTAAGCTCTTATCCCCTTATTTAAAGAGCGAGGCCATCATGAATCGGTACTGGGACCCTAGCTTTTTCACAGCTAAGTACTGATGTATAAAAAGGTTTCTATGACTACAGTTCGCTACCCCTGACTGTAGTTTTTATCTATTCTATAGATAAGTCTTTTCCTTCTTTTTTTTAAAAATATTAAACAAAATAAAAATTATAAAATTAAAAAAAAATAAAAAGAGTGTTTTTGAGTGTGGTATACCTGTGTGTTTACAAACTTCCTTAAGGTAGTACACTTATTCGTTATATTCACTGAAGTACAGTAAGGTCTAAATAACGGACGTATGGGTATCACCTCAAAAACCAAACTCGTAAGTTGTCTGAGACACAGCAACTTACGTGGATGTTTGGACTTGCATGTTCCTCTGGTCATGTAAGCCTTGGCGTCAGAAAATATCCAAGGTAGCAGTACTGGTGTATTCCAGCTATGGCACGAC